GAATGTTGTATGGGCCGTTTGTGAATCTTTCAGCGTACATGATAGAACTGTAAAGAGTCGCAGTGTTAAGTCCAAGAACACCGTTTGATGTAGCAGTCAAAGATGGAGTTGTTACAAACTCATCTGCGTTTGGTACATTGAAGACAGTGTAAACATTAGATTCTAGAGTTGTGTTACCAGTACCAGCGTTAACATAAAGAATGTCTCCAGCCTTAAGTCCGTGGTTAGTAATAGAAATCTTACCGAAACTGAATGTTACTGATGGGTCAGTAGCGACCTGAATGTTATCAATCAGAGGTTTGTCTAGGTAGATCGTTCTATAACTTCGGTCAATACCTATGACTCTCGTTCCTGTTGCAACACCAGCGTTACCAGCAACGAACTGTCCAAGAGTTAGATCGTCAATGCTGACCTGTGGGTCGATAGTGATGTAGGAATTACCAACGATACCGATTGTTGGGTCAACACCATTACCTTTAGTAACTGTGGTTCCAATACCAACACTAGCACCGTGAACAACACCCTGTACTGCGACAGGCATGTTATTTGCTCTAGTTACATAATATCCGTAGATATTACCAGCAGGGCCAGTGAAAGTGAAAGTCTGTTCTGGGTATGTGGCGGTTGTACCACTACCAACGTTCTTAATTACCCATCTTGATCCATTCAATAAGATACCATACTGCTGGTTGTAATCTTGGTCTGCTCTGTTGTTTACACAGACAGGATAACCAGTGTTTGCAGTTGTACCGTAACCATTAACGTTTCCGTCAATATATGGTTCAAAGTATGCAGTTGCAGACGGAACATCCCCCTCGGCAGGAGTTGTGTTACTTGTAAAAAGTTTTAATACAAGATTTCGCGGTGATGTATCTTCTAAATCTGCGACAAAGTTATTCTGAGCAATCAGATAACGTAGCGACTCAATTTCACCAATATTAGGAACGAGTAATGCCATTGAAAAACTACCTCTAGGGGTCTAGTTGAACTAAGAACTATTGTTATTTATAATTTTAATTTTAGAGAGATTAGTAACCTTCTAATAGTATTCACACTAATCACATCAAATCGGAGAATTTCTCCCGCTGTGATTGTTGTTGTCCAATTATTTAGGACATCATCAAAGTATTTATCAGAATTGCTTAATTGAATCCTTTGTCCAGCAGTTATACTATTAAAATTGGGGTAATCTGCAAAAGTTGTTTTTGATATATCGAACACTATATCGCCAGTTTGATCGGACAAAACTCTGATATTTTCGATAACTCCAGTGACATCAATGGTCAATTTACCTTTGTCACCAACTTGCATTGGAAGACTTCCACTATCTATGACATAGTTTACAGTCCTTGTTAGATCTGCCGCTGCGGCAAGAGCAATCATTACTATATCGTCATTCGCTGCTGGGGCAGTTGTAAAGACAACTTGACTACCAGAAATATTATAATCATTAGATGGATCTAAAAATAATCCATTTTTAGTAACAATAAGTTGTTGATTATTGTTAGGGATATATGGAGCTCCTTGATCATTTAAAGAAAATGTAGTCTCAACGCCATCTTGAACTGGTGTTTTTCCAATTATAATATTACCATATTGAATAGACTTAGATGGAATTTCATAGTCTACACCGACATTGTACTTGCCAGGTTCGTTTAACGTTACTAGATAATCTGCCATTACGTTACGCCTGGGATTACGAGAACATTTCCTTGTATAGGTCTAGTCTTATACGCATTTGGCGAAGTCAAAACTAGATCATACACATATCTCCCACCTTCTATAGTAGCAGTTGTTGTACTAGCTAATGCAACTTTTATCTGACCGTTCACTCTGTTAGGGAAAGATACGATAAAAGAATTATATTTTGTGGCAGCAGGGTGTTTCCTTATCTTAGCTTCTCCAGTGTATCCAGTCAAATTTAAAGAACTTGCATCTTCATTTCTGACGGTAAAAGTTGCCTCAAAATCTACACCTTGATCTAAAACTAAATTGATGTTCCTTGCTGTCATCTGTCAAAAGGAGGGTTTTAGTTATTTATCTAATTTACTTAAAATTAGTTTCATCATATCTTTAAGTTCATCAACATCATCTTTTAGTTTACCCATTTCATCCGATTCTTTTAACTTTTTTTCTTTCAATTTAAGATAATTATTATACTCGGCATCAGAACAATTTAAAATTGCACCTGATTCTTCATCTCTATAAAGAGATCCACTATCTTTTACTTTTATCTTATTCATTAGATGGATGCGATGGCTCTCAAGTCACGAATCTTTGGAACATAAGCATAGTTAGTTCCTGTCATAATTACCTTGATCTGGAAACCATTGAACTGTGGTAAGTTTGTAGCATTGAACTCATATTCTTTATAATCACTTGGAGTTGATGAAGATAAAATTCTTCTATCTGGTTTTCCATTATTTTTAGCTGGATCTATAACTCTGTTATCAGAGTCTAAGTTTTCAAAGCCAGGGAATAGTTCAAATAACTGATACTGTGGTGGAGCATCTATTCTGAATATTCTATACAAAACTCTAATATCATTAGTTGCATGTCTGTAGGCATCAAACATAACTTTCAATCCATCTGCAGCCTTTTCAAGATTAACAACCTTAGATAAGTAAACTGCAGCGCTAGGATCTTGATCTATTGAATTTACTCTGCGATCTGTAGCATAGTCTGTAATCTTAGAGTTGATTCTATCCATGACAGTAATCATATTAACTCTATCCAAGTCAATCATAGGACTTACTTTAGGATCTTCTGTTTTCATGAATGTTTGAAGAGTAAATGATTTTCTACCTTCAAAGTCAGTCAATTTATCTAATTCATTTTGTTTTGAAGCAACTATTCTTGGAGTGCTCAAATAATTGTTACTGTTGAGAGAAACTGGTTCATATCCTTGATCTATAAATGCGGCCAAGTTGCCATCTGGACTGTTACCACTAAAGGTTCTAACTCTTGCACTTATATCAGTCCCTTCTGGAAGTAATGTAGCAACATTAGGTCTAACAATATTGAATGGAATATTCTGTGTTGCCATTGGGCCATATGGAACACCAACTTGAACATACTGTTGATCGTAACTACCACCAGATTTATTTTCGTTGAAGAATAGTTCTGGGAATCCACTGGCATTTCCAGTTGATCTATCAACTCCACGACTTGAAACACCAACTTTTACCCAATAGTGGTCAACATCAATAGGATACTGTGATAAATCACTATCCAAGAATTTATGTGAAGTGTTGATTCTTCTTAAAGATACGCCATTTAATTCATATTTGAATACTTTGTCATTAATATTATAGTCACCAGCTTTAGTATCATCCAGTGATCTAGTGATGTTATTCAAGGTTGAGGTTGTGGTTGTTACGCCAGTATATTTGATAATTTCATTTCCAATCTTGACATAGCCTGGATTTGAAGTATTAACTTCTACGTTTTCAAATGATGTAAATATTCCAATAGAAGATACGGTTATATCCTCTGTGCTGGATGAATCTATCGTAGATGTTATCTTCTCAGGTTTTACATCAGATTCTACACCAGAAAGTGTTACCATATCTAAGTTAGAGTACATACCATGATTAGAGTGTCTCACACGGAAATGTAATCCATCGGCTATATTATCTAAGAAATTAATTGCACCACCATTAACAATACTGGTTCCACCACCACCCACATATACGATAGATGAAGATGAATCTACTTTTGGTAAACCTTGGATATTATCAATAATTAAAGTATTGAAAGCACTAATAACACCAACATTATTTGGAATTGATAACCTCAAATCTTTACCGAATCCACCTGTATTGGATGCATCAACTGTTAACACATCTCCAGCAGAATAACCAGTTCCACCGATTGCCACAGTTGCAGCAATGGCAACTCTATTTGATACAGTCAAGTCTACAGTTGCACCTGATCCTCTACCAAACTGTGATATGAGTGGTACGTCAGAGTAAACAACAGATGTTGCAGCAAAACCACTACCAGCATTAGTGATGTTAAGATCACTACCAATACCAATAGCACCAAGAACTTTAATTAGATTTGCACTAAAGTTTGGATTAGCTTGTTGATATATTGTAGTTCCCTCTGTTAACCCTGCCTGTTCTGCTGATGTTAAACTCTTCCCTAATCCAACAACAGCACCTTTAGAAAGCATATCTATTGGGTTTGGAACAAGAGAGGCAATTTGTCTATTTCCAATATCAAGATCTGGGTTATAGAAATTAACTCTGCCTTCTGATGTGGAGAAGTTTGCTCTGTATAGATTGAACTTAAGGTCTTCTAACTGACTAGGATCCCATGTAGCACCGTTCTGTGATTTGAATAATGAACCAAGCAAGGGTTGTTGAGATACTATGATCTTTTCAGAATCAGCTGAGTTTACAGTAGTGATATCTTCTTCTCCCATTCTAGAGATGTGAACAAAATATTCATTAGATGCGGATAGAAGAACAAGGGCAAACTCTCCTCCACCTTCACAATAAACAGGTGCAGGGAAAGTAAATGTTGTTGGAGCAGAAGCGTCCTCAGATACAACCACTTCATCTGGATCAAGAATACATTCACCGAATGGTAAAATTTCTTGAGTTGGCAAACCTATTTTTAATGTTCTTACTTGTAAAGTAACAGGTAATTGGTTTGTATCTTTTGCTTGGAAATAAACATCACACTTGGTAAGGAATACGCCATTAATATCAGGAACTTCAAATGATTGTGCAAGAGGGTCAACCCATCTAGTTTGTTCTGTTGTTCTGTTGGAAAATGTTGTACCAACAACGAGTCTACTACTTGTATCAGTAAGAGTTCTATCAGATGACTGTGGAATTCTTTGTACGTCTGCATTTCTTGTTCTGAGAGTAGACGCTTCAACTGTTTGTAATGTACCAGATGATGTAAAGTTTGCCTCACCAGAACTGTCTGTAAATCCAGAAATAGTTGAGTTAACAGAACTTGTAGATAAAGTGAATGTTTTTGTACCAGTATTAAATGTAGGCGCAGAAGGGATTGTGGGATCTGGTAAAAATAGAGATCCAATCAATGATCCTGCCTTATCAGTAATCAATCTAATTCTAGAAACAGTTGCAATAGCACCACTAGATTGACCAATTAATTTCATACCAGAGGTAATGTAACCATAGAATCCAGATGCTGATTGTAGTTCTAATGATGCAGTATCTACGTTTAATACTGTAGTAGTTGATGAATATGTAGATGATATACTTGATGCTGGGTCATATGGATTCTGTTTATAAACTTGATTAGGATTATTATATGGGCCATATTTGTGATTTTGATTTGCTAATCTAAATCTAATTGCATCATTGTTACTATTTGGACGACTTCCTTCAACAATTTCACCAGCACCAAATGTACCAGAAATCATTGTAATTTCTATAAGTTTTGGTACGACATACTTTTGCATGTCGATATTATCAAAGAATGGATATAGTCTTGTATTAGGCTTAAGTCTTCTACAAATAAACTCAATATTTCTAGATCTCATTGTGGAAACAACTTCCGTATTCACCACTCTGTCTCCAAGACTTGTGGTATCAAATCTTTCACCAACACGGAACTGAATACCTTGTCTCGTTTGATTTGTAGTTGTGGTAGTTGTTTGTTCTCTAAATGAATCGGTTCTATCAGTAAATTGAGTGGTTGTCGTGATAGGAATACCTCTCCTTTTAGGCCCCACAAACGCTCCACCTCTCCTTGAAGATATGACAGTTCCTGTTTCATCTATGGTATCAAATGAAGCCAGAACATCTGTTCCAGTGCTGGTGCTAGATCCTGTCCAAGTTGTTTCCCATGATCCCCAATCTATAGAAGAAAGACCAGTATTACTGTCAGCGCCAGTAATTCCCATTGTGGAATTGAAACTTCCTTCTATATCATATGTCGCAGTGGTTCTTCTAGTTTCAATCCATGTATCTGTGGCAGGGTTTAATTCAACTTGACCAATCCAGTTTACAACAGCAAATGGGTTTACGTTTACGATACGAGTTGCAAACTTGTTTTCTAAAAAAACAGTATCGTCATAATTCAAACATACAACGTCGCCAATTCTTTTAACATTTGTATCACCAAGATCCTCAGCATATCTAAAATCAGCTGATGGATTTGAAGATGTTGCAGCACCAACTATTGCTTCTGTTCCAAGTAACAAATCAATAGATGTAGTATAATGTTGAGGTCTTAGTCTGCCTTCTACTGGATCGATTGACGCTTTGTATTGTCTACTAGTTACGTCACCACCAGTTACAGATTTAAAGTTATCAACAAAGAAACCAGATTTAAACCTATCAAGATTAGTTTGTGGATCTCTAAGAGACATTGAACTAGTCTCTACTTCAAGTAAAGATAGTGATGTGTAATATTCTACGTTCTTTAATCTAGTTTCAAGTTGGTTGATATCTTTCATTCGATATCTTTTATGTTTTGCCAAACTTAGGTTAACATCTTTCGTGTCATAAACAAATGGAGGTAATTTTATTGTAGCAACTTCTAAGGCATTATCTAAAGTGTTAGGTAACTTTGGCAAATTAGAAGGCACACCTTGAGATAAAGTAAATACTCCCTCCTTACTCAAAAATAATTTGTCAATTCTTCCAAGATAATAATCATATGTAAGATTGAAAGATTTATCTTTAGCAACAATATGAGATGAAGATGATGAGCCAGGCACAAATTGTCTAGAACTAAATTCCCAAGGAGCTCTGCCTGGAATTGAACCTACCACTCTAGGTCTTAAATCAATTATATCAGATGCATACCTACCGCCTATGGTTGGAAGAGAATCTTTGTATAATTTTGATTCATAAGAATTGACAGTTACAAAATCGCCAGGGTCAGAATCATCAATGACAAAATTATTATAAACTATGGTGATTCTTCTTGTAGGAGCCTCTGTTCCTTGTCTTCTGACAATAGCAGAAAGATCAACATAATCTAATCTCTGGCCAGGATCAAATTCAAAATTATTTTGAATATCTCTATCGCCAGGAATAAATGTTTGGACTGTACCTTGTACATTTGTTTCTTCAAAAGTGATTTCTTCACCAATTAAGAAAGTATTTTCATTTTGATAAACAAAATCTACTTCATTTGTTCCATTTGTAGAAACAAATATTGCTGACGCTCCAGAAGTTTTACCAACAATCGTTTCACCCTGTATTGCATTTAAAATATTTGAGTTTAAGTTTGTAAGTTGAAGAACTGGGAACTGTGGATCTGAGGTAGTTGATGATTCTAATATAGCAAGAATGTAGGCAACATCACAAACACCTAGAGATATTCTTCTATCTTGAACTCTATTACCATAATTTGTATCATATGTTAAACCATCATTCAACTTCATTAACCCAGTGCCAGACTGAGTTTTATTAGATTTATTGACAGTGTAGGTAGTTGCTCTCTTGAATATTTTAGATTTTGGTTTTACATTTACCTTTTTCCAAGTAACCGTTAAAACAGCAGCACCTGATGCTGTGTCTAATCCAGATAGAGTTACTGTTCTGCCACTAACTGTTAGTTTCTGATTAGTAAGTGATTCTACCGTACCAGTAGATTTGAATGTTAAATTATAATCTTCTTCGTCAAATGGTTCTAAAGTCAAATCGGAATCAGTCTCTAATGTTCCACTAAAAGCATTATTAGCAACTGTTATACTATATGATTTTTTAATAATAAGATCTGCACCATTTGTGTCAACTGAAGCAACATTATTTTTAGTCAATTCACTGAACAAAAACGCCTTAGAATTATTCTTAACTTCTAGAGTTACTTTAAATAAATCATTTACTGTTGTGTCAGCAGATGGCAAAGCACCAGAACACACATTAGTTACATCAGAAATTGCCTCAAGTGATATACTTGTTGAAGTTTTTGCAGTAACACTATTGAATGTTGGTACATTATTACCAGAAACACTATACTGAATTATATCACCAGTTTTAATTCCAATATTAGCAAAGTTTGCACTTGGAGATGTAATTGTGGATGCACTACCTGATTTGGCACTTACTGTATATTGAGTTGCGATAGGAGCAAGTAAATGACCTAAACCTAGAACAGTGTCTGCACTAAATTTGTAATTAGTAGAATCATTTCCTACTAACTGTTTTACATCTTCCATGCCATAATCTTCTACCTCTGTAACACTTCTAGAGGCAGTGACACCATTGATAAAAATTTCTTCTCCAACTTGGAATTGTCCATTTACTTGGTATAAAGTAATTTGACTAGAGTTATTAGAGGATGTGTATGCAAATCCTACAGCATTACTATTTTGACCTTCAATATATGCTGGAAGGGGTACGGTGGTTGCTGTGTTTAATTGTAAGTATGTGAATGTTTGAATATCATATAGAGATGATTCAAATATTGTAGAAGAATCAGCGTAACCGACATTCTTCAACTTCATATCATATACTCTAGCAACACCAACTTGTGTTCCGTTGCCTTCACCAACCGTAACAGTTCTTTTATTGAATAAATTTACATGAGAATCTGTTCCAACACCAATTGGAGGTGAACCACTTACATGATTAAGTTCTACCTGTCTACCAACACTGAATGGCAAAGATTCATTAAATATTCTCTCAGTAGTGCGAGGTTTAGGAACGTCTACAGTTGTAGTATTGAGAGTTTCTATCTCGTAACCTCTTACATAAGCTTTTCCTGGCCCTATCGATAAACACATGAAGTCATCAGAAGGAATATTCCCCTGTTGTGTTAATTGACTTGAATAATAAGCTCCATCATTACCTACTCTATTATTCAACTGTTCTTTGGTAACTATTGGAAATGGTTTGATGTAATAGTTTCCAGATTCGTCAAATGTTCTTCTAGCAAGTTCATCCTGTATTAAATTATCAACTTTTTCTCCAGATTTGACAAATTTTTGTAGAACGCCATTCTCAACTCTCATCAATTCTACAAAGTTTTCATCATTCAAATCTGTCAAAGATTTTTTGATTAAGGTTGTAGATAGTTTGAATCTGTCAGCACCAGGCGCTGCAAAGTTTGAAAATCCTCTTGCATTATCATATAAGTCATTGTCTATAGCAGAAGCAGTTACAAGTTCTTCAGTTATTAGAAGTCCTATTCTGTAAGAGGGTGTGTTTAAATATTGATCTAATATTACTGTGGAGTCAGAAACGTTGACAAAGAATCCTCTAATGAAGTAAATACCAGAGGCAATTTTAGCTGCAGCACCTGTGGCTGTTGAACTTGAAATTAGTGTTGTAGCGAAACTAGATCCAGCTCTAATACTGGAGAGAGAATAATTCATATCCTCCTCTAATAATAGATTTTCTCCGTCTGCAAAAGTTTTTCTTGAGAAATCAGTATCACTAGAACTGTTGTATTTGATGTATAAAGTATATGCACCTCTTACTGATTCTCTATTTGTTATATAAGTCTCTACTTTAGCTGTAACGCCACTCGTTTCACCTTTAATTTTTTTATTCTTCAAGTTCTCCAAATAAAGAGAAACAGGAATACCTAAATGACTATCATCAATTTGAACGCAAGTATATTCATTATCATATGCTATTTGGCCTGGAATTACAACAGAACCTTCTTTGAAAAAATGTTTACCAAATTTTTCAACCTGATTCTGTAGAATAGATTGAAGTGTTGTAAGTTCTCTAGACTGCACAGGTAAACCTGGCTTGAATAGTACCTTTTGATAATTTTTTAACTCATTAAAATCATCAAAGTATGGAGATGAATTTAAGTTGGTATTTTGTGGCATTTGTCTTTAGAACTCCAGTACTATCTTGATGTCTTCCTTCTGACTTGCAGATCTAGGAATAGCAGTTCGATTATCAATATAAATTATTTCACCCGATTTGGTATTAAATTCTGCTGATGAAATACCAGCACTAAAAGTCATACCTAATTGGTAGGTCTTATTATTTATTGAGGTGCTGACACCGTTATATCCAGTATCAATGGATAACATTGAACCAACTACAGATGATCCAATAATTGTTAGTCCGTAGCCTGGATCTGGGTTTGAAGTAAATGGAATTATCTTATATCCAGTTTCACTAGATGCAAGACCCATTGGTTGATAATATTTTAATACTCCAGTAACTTTATCCCATGACGCTACATAACCTATAGCAGTTGATCCTAAACCAACTGTCTGTGTAATCTCAGAGTCAACAGCATAGGTTGTTGCTGTTGTTACACCAGAAAGTTTAAGTGCCTTTAGACCACTGACCATCGCCGTGTCTAGTAATTCTGTACTACTACCAAACACAGTGGGATTTTTTATAAGTCCAACCCTAGCGAAGTCATTACCTTCAATAATGTCAGGGTTAGTTTCTAATGTTTCAAATCTAGAATATAATAATGCCCTGTATGCACCTAACTCTCTGTAGATGTCATATCCATGTCCACCTTTAGGTGGAATAATTACACTAAACCCTGCATTGGATGTAGTTCCTATTCCAGTATTGGTAAGGTTAGCGAGAACACCGCCAGACTCACTGCCAGGAGCGCCTGGGAAGAACTGTATTGATCCGTGGGTGTATCCTTCTCCTCCGTCAGTAACAAATACCTCAGATACCTTTCCGAAAGAATCAACCGTAATAGTTGCTTTTCCTCCTGTTCCATCTCCCAAAATCGGAACATTAGCAAAAGATGTAGAGATTGGTTGATAGTTAGAACCTCTATTATCAACAATAACAACTTCAATTTTACCATCTATAGCGTTAGCCTTTGTTGCAACAGTCTCGCCTTCATTACCCCAGTTTTCGGGCACTGGTATGTATTCAATAGAGTCAAATTTAATGATTTCGGATGGTTTAATCGTATAAAGATATTTCCAAACATAACCATCGCCACTAGTGCCAGCTGCTCTTGGCTCAAGGTCAACAAATGTGGGTTGGTCATATGAAGGCCTACCCTTGGGGTTCTCAGGGT